GGTTTATATTGTATCACGTTGTCTTGAGAGGTGTCAACTTTTGGTCGATCTCTGAATGTGTGGATCTCAATCTCCTGATTTAGATCCTTTGGGGTATGTGATATTGCCCCAAAGATCGCCCCACAAACTGCGTCAGCCAAGTCCTTGGATGATTTGCGTGGGTGATCAACTCTATTGTTCTTCATAATCTTTAGTTCTGTAAGTTCCTCAAACAAAAGATCAATTGCTGGCATAGCCAGTCTTTCCTCATATACAAGCATAGCCATGTCTTCATAGTGCTTTTTAGCAACAGAAACAGTCTCAGTTCTCATTCCTACCTGCTTCAATTCATTCTGAATATCGAATGATTGCCAACGGTCAAACGAGACCATTCCAATATTAAAGCCAAGTCTACGAAGGTTTTGAATCCACTGCTTTACCTCTGAAAGGTTTACAGGACCTTCTACTTTTGGTTCCCAGTATGCAACTGCATCTACTACAACTACTGGGGCTACTTGTGCATAATCTTTAATTACCTGAATATTTACCCACTTATCTACGTGAGCAATTGCTACGGCACACTTGTCATGCTTTTGTGCAAGGTCAGCATGAATGTAGTATGTCTTATCTGGATCTGGTTTAAATGTTTCATCAAATCTTCTAAATGCATCTAGTGGATTTCTTAATGTCATACATGTTCTAACCTTTTCAATCTGCTTAAAGAATGCATCTGATGAATAGGTTGGTACACATGCAAAGCGCTGCATGGCATCACCAAGATCTGTATAAAATGCTAACTTAAAATCATCGATCTGTCTTGTTGGGTTTACAATCCATGTAGGTCTCTTTAGAGCAAATACTCCTGGGTACTTATAAGAAACAATTGTATCTTCATCCCAGTTAATCTCAAGAGAGTTTCCAGTAGCATCTTCTGGAAGTTCTGGGTTCATAATAAACTTATGGGTATAGTTAATAACTTCTTTCTCAGCAATAACATCATCATACTTCTGTGAAATAAAGTCTCCAGGGTAACGAGGGAATGATAGTAGGGCGACCTTGCCAAGATCAGGGAAGCGAGAGTCTACAGAAGCACGGAATGCTTTGTAAATGTTATCAGCAGTCTTTCCTTGTTCATTGCCTGTTCCAACCTCCTGAGCAAAACCAGAGATTTCGTCAAGGACTGCAAGAATAAGGTTCAAACCCTCATGGGATTCACGCTCTGAGTGACCAGAATAAACTGTAATGGAGTCATCAAACTCAATGCTTTCTGCCTTAGCATTATACTTTCCTGCAAACCACGGAGATCTTTCAATCTTAGTCTTAAAGCCTTTAAAGAAAACGTTCTTTGCCTGCTGAGCGTTAATAGCAACGTTAATAATATCAATAGCGTCACCAGAAGGCTTACCAAAGTATCTTGCTGGATCTTTAAGACATAGTAGTTTGTATACAATATATGCACATGCTACTGTGGAAGTAAAGTCTTTTCCAGATCCCTTTCCTAGTTGTAGGATGATTTCATTCTTTGTGTACTTCTTGTAGTAGCGAGTTCCTTCTGCTTCCCCCAGAATTTCAATAACATCTTCTAGTTTATAGATCTGGCTCATTGCCTCTACAATATCGTACTGAATATCTGAAAGTGGGGGCTGACCTAGGTAGTCTTCACCCTCAACAAATGTCTTTGCATTTACTGGCATCTCCTTAAAGTTATTATCTTTAAGTGCCTCCAGAAAATCATCAAACATCAGCCACTACCGTAATCACTTCATCTTCTTTAGAAATAGACGAAAGCCTTCTCATGATCAAGTCTCTTACCTCTGGGTGGGTTGCTGCAATATCCTTAAGGATTCCAACAAGAACTTCCTGACGCTTTTCAATCTGTACCATTTCATCAGCCAACTCTTTGTTTTCAAGTAGTCCAGCCTTTTGTAGCATATCAATTCTTTTAGATTCGATATCCATAACAAGTTTAATTGCAGCGGTCTTTGCGCTAAGGTTATTAGTCATAGACGCTTCATCGATAACTTCATATGATTTTGAGATTAGAATTCCATAGTGTTGGTCTGCCCCTGCTAATGCTTCTTTTGCTCTAGCACGAATGGCTGCATTATTAGATGCGCTAACTTTCCACTCATCAATATAAGACACGACCCTCTGTCTTGGAATGGTAAGTTGCTTTGAAATCTGTGTTGGGTCATTGCCCTTTAGATATTCCTCAACTACTAGGTTGACCTGATCTAAATGCTTAACCAAATCTTCTTCAGTTGACATACTTACCCTCTAATCTATTAATCTCATCCTTGATATAGAAGATTGCTTTTTCAAGATCCTGAATTGTTTTGGACTCATCTTTAAGTCCCGCTCTCCATAGATACTTAAACGCATTACCAATGTTAAAATTTCTATGTCTTGTAATCTGAATACACTCAACCCCAGAAGGATCTGTTGTATAGTGAGATGGATGATTGACTTGGTCAACCGTAATATTTAGATTTTCACTCATCGTCTAAGTCCCAATCAAAAACATTTGGCATGCTCTTCATAATATACATAAAGGCTGCAGTAGCAAGAGTACCCAAAACGGTGATTGCTACAATAATCTTTTTAATATTCTTCATCTCTTTGACTTCCTTAGTCCAAATTTAGCAAGGTATACATATATAGTTTCCACTGTACATCCACACTCCTTTGCAATTTCTTCTGGAGTCTTTTTATCCATAAGATATCTCTTACGCATAAAGGCCTCACTTGTATATAGTTTAGCAGCCATGGCGTTATTTGTCAACTCCCATTGCCTTACCCCAGTTTTTTATAGCCCAATGCCCAATACCGCAAGCATCTGCAACGTCATTATCAGTAATAGTCTTATCATACTGAATGTTGATAAAGTTAATGGTTCTTTGTTTGCGTAGTTCTCTCTCATAAGTTTTAAGCCAGGAGTCAGACTTCCCAGGATTCTGCGCTTTAATATATAGTTTTTCATCCTTAGAAATCTTTTTATTTCCAATAAAATTTTGCCAAGTAATTGGTGCAACCTTACCAATAGTTCTAATACCAGCCTGGCCTGCTGCACCCAATAGAGCACCTTGAACCAAAGCAAGATCAGCAGCAGTCTTAGGGCTGTTCATAAATACTGTATGTTCAATTACAATAGCATCAACATTTACTATATGATCAAACAGCCCCTTAGACTTTCTGCCTGCATCAATTACCTTTTCATAGATATCTTTGCCTTCAAATTTAATCTTGCCAACTTCTTTTAGATAACCACCATGAAATGTAGCAAAAGCAAGACTATTTGTACTTGCATCTATAGCACAAATACGCTCTGGCATAATCTCTACGCCCCACTTATTTTTTACCATTTGTAAATCCTTTGATCTCTTTTAATGCCTTTATTACATCCTTTGGATTAACATTGCAGTCAAAACAAAGGGCATCATCATTATAGATAGACAAATCTTTGTTGCAGTTTTTGCACTGACGGACTTTGCCTAATCTTTTTTGTCTCCTAGTTACAACATATCTGGCTGCAATCTTTTCTTTGGTTGCTGCCTCTCTGCACTCAGGAGAACAATAAATTTGATAACTTACTGTAGATTCAAAAGTGTGGTCACACCATTGACAGTTTTTCATCTAGTGGCTCCAATGGACTAATCTTTATAGTTCCATCGCCAGCCATGTCGCATGCCTTTTTTACAGGACACGTCTTACATATCTTTGAATTGGATCTATAATTTTTTGTTGGCAAGATCTGATCTTCCCAACTCTTACGAACTCGTCTCATCCAATCAAATGCTTGGTCTACCCACCGAACATAGTAATCATTAATTTCTACAGGAAGAATAAGTAGTTCGTGATTATTTTTATTTTCATAAATAAACACGGCCTTCTTCTTCTTGAGAATCTTCATATAAATAAGCAACTGAATTAAGTGACCAGCCTTTGGTCGTCCTGCTGCTTTGCGATACTCGAATGCTTCGCTCATCATTGTTTTAATTTCACCAAGGAGTTCTTCTCCTTGCCAGTTAAGCATTACGTCACCATAACCAAAGATTGGTGGATCAACGTATGTGATCTTAAACTCGTCTTCAATTAGGATTCCAGCATCTCTCATGGCTTTTTGAATTCGTCCATGAGATAGTGTTCCTGCTGTCATATTGGCTACGCCATAAGCATCTGCACTGTCTTCAAAATCATTACCATTAAAAGCAAGGAACCAATATCTAGCACACTCACCATGTGAATATGCAATTGTGGATGGAGCAAAGGTTTTCTTGGTTTGAAACTTTGTTCCTCTAGATGCTACATATCCAGCCTCAATAGACTTGACCAAGCCTTCAGGGTCTACAGGATGTGCCTCTTTTACTGGTGGTCTTACCATAACTTGCTGCAATAAACTTTTTGTCATTTTAAACTCTTTTCTATTTCTATAAGTATACCAGAGATCAGCGTGTTATGTACTTTAATGCAGAAACAAGGTTGTTAATAGATTCTGCTGCTGTGTAGTATAGGTTCTTCTTTCCACGATCTGACTTGTCAACATTTGCCATCCAGGTTGCTTTAAAAGCCATCTTTGCTGCAATTGCTTGTAGCCTTACAATCTCGATTGTTGCTACTTGTGTTGGAATATCTGGCTTAATGATTATCTTAGCAATAAAGGTAAGAGCCTGTGTAAGTTCTTCGTCCTCCATGTATTCAGCAATTTCTGCTAAACCATTTACCATGTCTATCGTTGTTTCGTTGCTCATTAGTTTCTCTTTTCTATAAATTGAAAAAATATGTTTTCTACAAATTCCCCGTCTTGAAACTCTCTATTATTTCTACCATGCTTTTGCTTGCTCCCAATAAAGGTTACCATATCATTGT